CCTGAAAATTATCCTTTATCTCACCAGTAGCATATGTTGATGCTGGAAGTGTGGCATCTGAGCAGGAGAATGATAATAGATCTTCAAAATCGGTGTCAAATGTAAATCCATATATGTCTTTTAAGCTATCAATATTCAAATGATTTATGAAATTTTCAGTTCTCCATCCATTTTTGATAACCACCTGATATTGATTTGATCGCGCAAATCCTCCCTGACCCAGAGTTGATTGAACATTTTGTGATGTTAGGGTTTTTATATTAGGGATGCTAGGCATTTCTAAATATTATGAAGCCTTGATTATTAGTTATTTAGATGTCATATAAGGGAAAATATCAACCATCGTATCCTAAAAAATACAAAGGTGATCCCACAAACATCATATATCGCTCATTATGGGAAAGAAAATTTATGATGTATTGTGATACAAATGAAAATATTATTGAATGGGGAAGTGAAGAGATCGCTCTACCATATCGTTCACCAATTGATAATCGTATTCACCGTTATTTTCCAGATTTTTATATTAAAGTCAAAGAAAGTAATGGATCGATCAAGAGGTATCTGATCGAGATCAAACCAAAGAAACAAACAATAGAACCAAAAGTACAAAAAAGAAAAACAAAATCGTACATTTATGAAGTCTATGAATATGCCAAAAACCAGGCAAAGTGGAGAGCAGCAGAAGAGTTTTGTAAAGATCGCCTGTGGGAGTTTAAAGTTTTAACAGAAGAAGATTTAGGTATTAACTAATGCCAAGAAAAACTCTAAAGCAAAGAAAAGAAAAAAATCCAACAGATGATAATAGTAATCGCATTCGTTCAGTAATCGATAATATAAATGGAACAGAAGACCCAGATGATTTAATGCTTGAACTGATGGATGTACTTAGTGAAAGTGGAAAAGTTCCAGAATCTGGTAAATATTATGTCTTTGTTTATAACCCAAAAACACCGAATATAAGATACGATCAAAATCCTTTAGTTGCTGTAACAGATGTTTTTTCTTGGGGATTTAGAGGAATCAACTTTCATTGGGGAAAAGTGAAGCAATATACTTGGTCTGAAATCGCTGGTCAATTATATGAAATATATTCTGAAGAAATTGCAGATGCTAGAGAGATACCTTTTGGAAAATTTCGTCTAAATACTTGATAATGGTCTAATTCTGGAAATATAAATGGCAGCAACAGCATCTGGTGGAATGCTACGATATCCTTACGAAGCAATAACGGAGAAGACTGACTATTTACAACTGACTATTTTTGAGTATGATACGGCGGCAAATGGGACAGGTAATGAGTTAATTGCGGCAAACTTAACGAATCAAAATCCATTTTCTTCATTATCAATTGCTGCTGGAGTTGCCAAAAATAAAATATTAGGGAAGGATGGTGTTATTGCTCTTCCAATGCCGTCAAATATTGAAGATAGTAATTCAGTTTCCTATGAAGCAGGCAATATGGATCAACTTACAGAAAAGGGTCTTAATATAGCAGCAGGCGCAATAGACGGTAATTTGTTTAACGTACAGGGACTGGGCAATAAACTTAATGAATTAACTGCACAGATTATTGGTGGTGGAAAGGGACCAGATGGCAAACCCGTTGAAAACCCATTAATTACGGGTGAGACTGTAAATTTAGTAAAACAAGCACTAGGAGCATCAGCAATTAATGTCTTTGGTGCCAATGTCTCACTCAATTCATTATTAGCAAGAAGTGAAGGTAGAATACTTAACCCCAACATGGAGTTGTTGTTTAATGGTCCAACTTTAAGAACATTTAGATTCTCCTTTAAGATGACTCCAAGAGATGAAAACGAATCCGTTTCCATCAAATCTATCATCAGAACCTTGAAGAAAAATATGGCAGCAAAGGGTGTTGGTGATTTATTTTTAAAAACACCTAACATTTTTGAACTTCAGTATAAAAAAGGAAATAGACCTCATCCATTTTTAAATTTATTCAAACCATGTGCTTTAACTGATATCAGTGTAAATTATACTGGCGAAAATGTATACGCCACCTATGCTGATGGAACACCAATTTCAATGGTTATGACTTTAACCTTTAAAGAATTGGTTCCAATCTATGCCGAAGATTATGACAAGTATACGTTTGATGAAACTGATTATGTTTTTAAAGATGATGATCTAGTATATGGCACCAATGGAACTGCACCGAATAAAATTCAAAATAATAATATTCAAGGAGTAGGTTACTAAAATGGGATACTTTAGAGAACTACCAAATATTGAATATCTTTCACCTCTTTCAGATCGCAACTCTGCCTCCGAATATATTGAAGCAAAGAACCTCTTCAAAAGAGTTAAGTTAAGAGATGATTTCCAAAATTCCATTACTAATTTTGATAAGTATCAAATTATGGATGGAATGAGACCAGATCAGGTCGCCAATGAACTATATGGATCTCCAGTACTAGATTGGGTTGTTTTAATATCTGCAGGTATTACAAATGTAAGAGATCAATGGCCATTATCAGATCGTGACATCTATACTTTTGCTCAAGATACTTATGGAGATGCCATTAATGAAACGAGATTCTACGAGACAAAAGAAGTAAAGGATAGCAAAGGTAGATTAGTTCTTCCAAAAGGACAAATTGTTGATGCTTATTTTAAATCACCAAGACCAGAAACTGATACTTCTCCAACCACATCATATGTTCAGTTTTGGGACAGTGGTTTAAACACAATGGTTACGAAGACACAAATAACTATTCCAGTTACAAACTATGAGTACGAAACGAGAAGAAATAATGAGAAGAGAGGTATTTACGTTCTAAGACCTTCTTATCTACAACAGTTCTTAGTCGATATGAGAAAGATTATGAGATATCGTTCCTCTACACAATATGTAAATGACAAAACCAAGAGAGGAGAAAATCTAAGAGTTATTTCACCATAATAGATCTAGTTTTTTATCAAAGATCATAACATAACGGTGCTTGCGGGAGCGGTCTTTCCATTCTCCCTCAGCACCTTTTATTTTGCCTCGTGAATGTTTTGTGCCGTCTGCAAAGTAGAAATCTTTCTTTGGTTCTGATAGACCGCAATACTTAAAGTTGCAAGCCCGATAAATTGTGCCGCTATGATGGTCGCTATCAGCGTATGAGATAATTGCTTTGACTTCTGTGTCTTTTCTAAGTCTCTTAATCGCCTTTGAAACGAACCAAGAAGTGATATTATACTCTCCCTGCTGAGTATCGGGGTGGATGCAGAGCCTTGAGAGCTCGAAGAGTCCTTGTTGTTCATTTCTTTCTAGTCCAAAAGCACCTTTAGCAATTTCTGGGACAGGGAGACCAGTAAAGATGCAGACTCCCTGAATGCCTCCAATATTTAGAGGTGAAAAGTCATTATTCTTGTATAGACCGTAATTATAACCAGATTTGAAACCTTTTGAAACATCCTTCAAATAATGAAACCGCAGAAGTAACTCTGCGGCTTCGGATTTGCTTACACGGTCTATTGTGTAATCAGACTTCACTCTTCGGCAAGACGGGCAAAATAGGACATAGCATCATCCTCTTCTTCATCGTCGCTGGAAGAAGAAACGGTACGGGTAGGTTGCAGGGAGTTGAGGTCGTTACGAAGGTCCTCAGTCAACTCACGGGAAGAACCACGAGTGTACTCTTCCTCTTCACCCTCATCAGGGTCTTGGAAGCGAGGAGTGCCCTTGTTACCCAGCACATAGTCCAGGCGCTTCTTCAGGGCATCATAGTCCTTGAACTGGTCAGCAGCGACGAGTTCGGCAAGGGAATACTCTTTCTTCCAGATTGCTTCCATTGCATCATCATCGTCCAGCAGTGCATCAGGACGGGCAAACTCCGAAGAGTCATAGTTGCGATAACCAGCAACATTCTTTGCCTTCAGTTTGAAGTTAGCACCTTGCCAGAAGTCAAACGGATCGATTGCTTCCTCATCCTCAAACTCAGGTTGCATAGCAGCAGTGAGTTTGTCGAAGATCTTCTTGCCAAACTTGAAGAGGAAGACACGACCTTCGTTGGCAGGATTAGCAGGGTCCTTCACCACATAGATGTTTGCAGTGTAGGTCAGTTTACGCTTCTGCTTGCGTGCTGCTTCCTTACCAGCGTCGGTGCCGTTATTCCACAGCATC